ATACGCCAGACAGGTGATATCTGGCAAGGTTCCGGCGTGTATCCACATTGTCAATGCCTGCCAGAGACACTTAACCGATACTAAAAAAATACAATTGAAACCATCCTGCCCGTATAAATTCGATAAGGCAAAATCAGAAAGCATATTGAACTTTGCAGAATTGATGCCCCCATAACCAAAGGCAAATGGAAGGGGGTCTTTAATTGTCCTCGAACCTTGGCAGTGTTTTTTACTCGGGGTGCCATTCGGATGGGTACGAAAAAAAGATGGTTTCAGAAGGTTCCGCGAAATTTATGCCGAAATACCTCGTAAAAATTCAAAATCAACATGCGGCGCTATCATAGGCAATTATATGTTTTCAGCAGATGGTGAGCTTTCGTCAGAAGTCTTTTCAGCAGCCACCACAGAACAACAGGCGTATGAAGTATTCAGGCCAGCATGGAATATGACAGCGGCTCTACCAAAATACCAGCAAGCCTTTGATATTTCACTCGGCGGGACAGTAAAAAACCCCGGAAACATTTACTCGATGTCAACAGGATCGCGCTTTGAAACCGTTGTGGGAAAACCTGGTGATGGCGCGTCTCCGCATTGTTACGTGTTAGATGAATATCACGAAAGTAAAACAGATGAATCTTTCGATACCGGCAAAACCGGAATGGGTGCCAGGCAGCAACCGATGATGGTGGTAATCACTACAGCAGGGACAAACACAAGCAACCCCTGTTTTGAAAAGAGAAAGCAAGTTGAGAAAATCCTATCCGGCCTAATTGTAAATGATGATATTTTTGGGATGATCTACACAATTGACAAAGACGACCCATGGACAGATTTAAACTCCTGGAAAAAAAGCAAACCCAAATTATGGGATATCCGTTTTTGAAGATTATTTAAAATCAGAACTTAAAACAGCAATACAGAACCCTCGCAAACAGAACATCATGAAATGCAAGCATCTCAATATGTGGAGTTCTTCAGGCTCAGCATGGATAAACTCCATAAACTGGGAAAATTGCCGTGATACAGAAATGAACCTAAACGATTTCAACGAATCCCCCTGCTACGTCGGCCTTGACCTTGCATCAAAAAAGACATAGCCTCAAAAATGCGTCTATTCGTGAAAACCCCAGATGGCGAAACGAAAACACATTATTACCTGTTTTCAACGCATTACACGCCATCGGAAAACATAGAGGGCGAAGATAAAGCGCATTACGCAGGGTGGGCGCACATGGGCCACATTAAAACCCACGCCGGTGCCAGAATTGACATTGAAGAGATTCAGGAAGAGATTAAACTTGACGCTAAACGGTTTGACATCACCGGGGAGGAAAACGCCGGCGGAGATGTGGCCAGCGACCCATGGAATGCTCAGCAACTCGGGACAAACCTGCTAAACGAGGGAATCTCCTACGTGGAAATACCCCAAACAGCGGCCAGCTTGTCAGAGCCAATGAAGGAACTTGAGGTGCTGATAATGGAAGGCAGGCTACACCACGATGGCAACGAAGTAACCACATGGATGTTTCAAAATGTTTTTTGTGAGCCGGATATGAAAGACAACATATTCCCGAGAAAGGAATCGAAAAACAGCAATAACAAAATTAGATGGCGCAGTGGCAACGATTAACGCCATGGCCAGGGCTATGTATGACACCGGCGAGAGTGCATCAGCATATGAAGATCGGGGGATTCTAACATTTTGAAAATAATAGATATTAGAGATATTTTATTCATAGGTGGACTGTCATTGCTCGGTTATGGCCTTTGGTTGAGAGAACCATGGATTGCATTTTCAGTATGTGGATCGCTTTTGATGGTTTCAGGGTACATTATGGGGGGATAAAAAATAATGGGTCTTGTTTCCCGTATGGCGCGGCCAAAAGCCATGAGTAATAATCTTGAACAAATACTGAGAGATCACCTCGGTGGTGGATCTACATCTTCAGGCACGTCGGTTTCTAATGATTCAGCAATGAGGCAGGCAACCGTCTATTCGTGTGTGAACGTCCTTTCCAGGGTAATAGGCATGCTACCCTGTCACATGATGGAAAAACCGGAAAAATAAGAACCATCGCAGAAGACTTCAGCCTTTATTCTATATTGCACGACTTACCTAACGAATGGATGACAGCTCCAGAGTTTTGGGGGATGGCCATAAACCATCTTGCACTCCGTGGAAACTTTTATGCCTTGAAAAATAACGGAGGGAGTCGGTGGGGGAGGTTAAAAGAATTAATCCCATTTGGGCCTGATATTGTTCAAGAAGTGGTTCAAAATAGCGATAAATCTCTGACTTACAAATGTATCTTTCCTGATGGAACCGTGATGAATATCCCAGGGACTGAGATAATGCACCTTCGGGGGATGACTTTAAATGGGTATATGGGTGTTAATCCAATTGCATATATCCGGGAGTCCATAGGGCTTGGCCTTGCAACCGAAGAGTTCGGAGCCAGGTACTTTGGGAGCGGGACACACCCGGGCGTTATCCTTGAGCATCCAAAAACATTGTCACCACAGGCACATACAAATCTATCTAATAGTATGGCAGAAACTTACAGTGGCCTTGGAAAATCTCATAGGATTATGCTTCTGGAAGAGGGTATGAAAATGCACCCGGTGACTATAAACCCGGATGACTCTCAATTCCTTGAAACCAGAAAATATCAGAAGAGCGAGATAGTCGATATTTTCTTTGGTATGCCACTAACTTTGATGAGTTCCGGGGATAACACTCCAACATTTGCCAGCGCAGAGCAATTCTCAATCGGTTTCGTGGTTTATGCCCTTATGCCATGGATAACCAAGATTGAAAAATCAATTTACAGGGATCTCTTATCACCGGCAGAGCGCAAAATATATTATGCAAAATTTAAGGTTGAGGGCTTGCAGCGGGGATCTTTTAAAGATCAGATGGATGGTTTCGCCACTGCCATTGATAAGGAGATTTTCAGCCCGAACGATGTTAGAGATTTACTTGACATGAACCCATATGAAGGCGGGGACGAGTACCGGACCCGGACATCGACAACCAAAGAAACGAATGCCGGGACAACTCCAGGAGACTCCACAAAATGAAATTAAATTACCGAAATGAAAAAAACGCAAAATTCATAGCGAGTCAATATGACAAACCGCTTGAAAAGTCTGAGTGGTATAGCGTTAAAAATGTAGCAGATGACGAGGTAGAGGTTTTTATCTCAGATTACATAGGTTGGCCCTTTAACGATGCTGGTGATTTTGTCCGCATGATGTCCGGCTTAAAACAGTCGAAAATTGTTATTAGGATTAATTCTCCAGGCGGGGACGTGTTCGATGGGTTCCAGATAGCCAATGCTATTAAGAACCATCCCTCAAAACCCGTCACCAGAGTCGAGGCACTGGCAGCGTCGGCAGCATCATACATCGCAGTATCTGGACATGAAAAACAGGCATATATAAAAATGCAATGATCATGATTCACGAACCCATGGCAGGGATGTGGGGCAACCAATATGAAATGATGGAAGTTGCCGATATCCTGAAAAAAGTCAGCAGCAATATGATTGACATGTATGTTGACAATACCAACGTCGGCAAGCGAGCATTGAAAGACATGATGAAAGCAGAAACCTGGATGACGGCCAAAGAAGCCAAAGTAAATGGATTTATAGATACCCTTATCGAAGCAGGGGAACCAGTTTTAGCAAAATTTGACCTTTCCATGTTTGCTAATACCCCGGAAGACTTCAAAGCAGAAGATAAAAAGATTATTGACCCCAACATAAGAGATATTGAAAACCTCCTGCGAGATGTAGGCGGTCTTTCTGTGAACAAAGCCAAGGCTGTACTTGCGAGAGGCTGGCGAGCCATTGGTGATATTGACGAAGAGTCCGAAGCAGCTCCATCCGCAGAGGCATTTTTAAACATATTTAATAAATAATTAAGGAAAGAAAAATGGCTGAATTAAAAGACACCATTGAAGCAATCGGGACGGCCTTTGAAACGTTCAAGATTGAAAATGACCAAAAAATTAAGACCTTGAAGCCCGTGGGACAGTTGATCCTCTTTTGACTGACAAGGTTGATAAAATCAATGCCGACATCACTAAACTGAATGACATGAAAGCCCAACTTGAAGCATTGGACGCACAGGTTGGCCGAATGGTCACTCCTGGCGGCGGGTCCGCCCCAGTGGATCAGGCGAAGGCCGAACACAAAGCTGCCTTTGAAAACTGGTTCAGAAAAGGCGGTGAATCAAATCTTGCAGCCGTTAGGGATCTCCAGGTAACAGCCGGATTGTCAACTTTATCCGATCCTGATGGCGGGTACCTGGTAGCACCTCCAGAATTTGACACAGCTATTGAACGAGTGGCAGGTACCATTTCCGTAATGCGGAATCTTGCCACTGTTCGGTCAATCGGAACCAACACCTATAAAAAACTGGTCAATATGGGCGGCACCAGTTCAGGGTGGGTTGCTGAAAAAGAAACCCGCACAGAAACCAGCACCCCGACACTCCGTGAAATTGCCATTAACATGAAAGAGATTTATGCCGAGCCTGGATGCACCCAGATTTCCCTTGACGATACCACAATCGACCTTGCTGCATGGCTGGCCGATGAGGTTTCAATGGATTTCAACGAGGAGGAGGGCGAAGCCTTTGTTACCGGTGATGGTGTGGCAAAACCCCGTGGAATTGCGGGTTACACCATGGTTACGAACGCATCCTACGAGTGGGGAAAAATTGGTTATGTTCCTGGTGGCCATGCGTCACTAATTAATAACACTGATAAACTCATTTCCCTTGTCCATGCACTGAAACCTTCCTACAGGAACGGCGCATCCTGGTTGATGAATGACTCAACCTGTGAATCTATAAGGGCTTTGAAGGACGGAGACGGAAATTACCTGTGGCGGCCCGGTCTGACAGAGGGCACCCCGGACATGCTGTTCGGGAAACCCATTTCTTATGATGACAATGTGGCTGATATTGGGGCCGGTGCTTATCCCTTGTTTTTCGGCAACTTTAAACGGGCATACCTCATCCTTGATCGTGTTGGTATTCGGGTTCTCCGCGATCCATATACTTCTAAGGGAAACGTCCTCTTCTATACAACCAAGCGTGTAGGCGGCGGTCTGGTAATGTTTGAAGCACTGAAAGCGTTGAAAGTAGCCACTTCTTAACAAAACTGGCCGGGTAAAACCGGCCCAAAAATAAGGAATTAGAACAATGAAAGATTTATATAATAACATCGAGGTCACATCTATACTTGATCCCATTGTGGTAACCGCTACCGCCACATATACCGATATTGATTTGCAGGGTTTTAACTCTGCTTGTCTGATTGTGAACTGTGGTCTTGATGGAGAAACCCTTGGATCCTCTCATAAATTCGTTGGGGTTCTCTACGACAGTGCAGACGGCACAACATATGCGGCTGTTGAAACTGCCGACATGCTGGATCTCACGGTAACAGCCGGAACCATCTTCACTATTGACGCTACCGGAGAAGACAATTCAATCTACAAATTCGGGTATGTCGGTGGGAAAAGATATCTCGAACTTGTTGTCACAGTGACTGGTACGGTTTCTATGCCGATGTCCATCGAACTTATCAAAGGCGAGCCCGAAAGTTCTCCAGTTGATTAATCAGGTCTTGACTGACTACTCGGGCGGGGTAACTCCTGCCCGGGGAAACCACTGATAAAAGGAAAATAGAAAATGAGTAATTACCAACCAAAATGCTACCGAACAGAAGGTGGAGACAAAACAGTAATAGCATCCGGCGGCACCCTTGCCATGGAACCCGGTTCTTTCATCCAATTTGCAAACCCCACCGGCGCATCAGATTATTTTGTTGATGGCAATGTATCCACAACCGGATCAGGGACTATTGATTCCCCATACAAAACCATTGCCGAGGCCATTGCAGCAAGCGATATCAGTATTGCGCTTACAGCAAACAGATGGTGGGCCAGGAGAAATAGAATTTTTGTCATGGGTGATACTTTGACCGAAACCCTGGTCAAATTCCCCACAAAGTGCGACGTGATCGGCCTTGGATCTTATGATGCCAACACCCAGCCCGGCATTGTCGGACACCATGCCCCTGTTGGCGAATCCTACGGAACCCGTTTTTTCAATATCAAGTTTAACGGCGTAGCCACGGCAACCCCGGTCTTTACCCTCACCAGCGAAACGTCCGGTCTGCAACTCCAGAGCTGCACCCTTGACGGAAACGCCGGAACAATGACCATCGGGGTTCAGGCCACGGCAAGCCCCTTCCTTGTTATCAACGACTGTGATTTTGTCGGAACTTTCGTGACTTCATACCTCACTTTTGGCACCGGCCAGGCGGGAAGAACGAGAATCACAAACAACCGGATGCTCGGCACAGCGGCCAAGGGTATTGTGGCAGGTTCTGGTATGACATCATCCTGGACCCCATTAATTGACGGTAATATTGTTCATGCAACTGGGTTAACTATTGATGACGATGCGGATAAGTTCTCCTGCGTTAATAACCGCCTGATCACATCAGCCGACATTGCCACCACAGCCGGGTATGATTTTAATTTGGCATTGGCGTGTGGGAATATCTTGACAGGCCTGAATGGTGTGGCAGCGACGGTTCCGTTTGCCGTAACTGCGGAATAAGGGGGTAAACCATGGCTGATGCCATAGTGGTAAAAAAAGAAGAATCCGCATCATGGGTGAAAAAAGTAAAGTTCGCCATCACCAGCGCCACCGATGGCTCAGTCACCGCCACCACCGCCGAAAGCTACACCGGCGAAGTTCTCCGGCTTGTTGTTGACCCAAACACAGGGGCCGACCAGCCCACTACCGCCTTTGATGTGGCTATTAATGATGAAGACGGTTACGATATTCTGGCCGGGCAAGGCACCGACCTAAGCAACGCAGCCACCACAACGGTGGTTGCAAGTATGGGGTGTGTGGCAAATGACGTTTTGGCACTGGCAGTGACCAATATGGGCGCAGTAAAAAAAGCAGACGTAATTCTTTATCTGAGGTGATATGAGATTCCAATAAAAACCCAGCCATCTGAGGAGCCTATTACCACTGCGGAAGCGAAGATCCACCTCCACATGGATGCAGACCAGACAGCAGAGGACACCCTTCTGACCAGCCTGATAACTGCGGCCAGATCCTACGTTGAACAATACACGGGCCGAGCGCTGGTGACTCAAACTTGGTATGGGTATCTGGATCAGTTCCCCGGGAATGATTATATCAATATCCCATTTGGAAACCTTGACTCCGTAACATCTGTAAAAACAATAGATTCAGCGGGAGACGAAATCACTTTGACGGTCACGACGCAATACCTTGTTGACTCAGATTCTGAGCCCGGGCGGGTAGTCCTCCCCTATTCGGTTTCGTGGCCGTCCATTACTCCATACCCAGTCAACCCCATTGTGATTGAGTTTGTTTGTGGATACGGCCTTGCAGTGGCGGTGCCAGATGGGTTAAAATCAGCCATTAAATTAATCGTTGGGGATTTATACGAACACCGGGAAGCGCAAATTGAGACCGGGAGTTTTCAGGTTAATGAAACGGTGCAAAACCTAATGTTCCCTTACCGTTTATGGGATAATTATTGATGAAATCCGGTGATCTAAAAAAAGTTATTTCAATTCAGGAACAAAAAATCGTTTCAGATGGCATGGGAGGCGAAACCGTAACCTGGGTGGATCATATCACCGGCACAGCCACAACCGCACCGATATGGGCCGCAATCTGGGCCGTGTCCGCCAAACAGCAGATTGAAGGGATGCAAGAACAAGGCACCATAACTCACCGGATCAGAATCAGATATAGAACCGGGATTGACGCGGGAATGAGGGTAAAATACGGAGCCAAGATTTTCAATATTACATCCCCACCGATTAACCCGGGGACTGAAAATAAAATGCTTGAGATATTGGTCAAGGAGGTAATCTGATGTTTTTAAGTATCCGCCATGCGCCCTTAATGAGAGAAGCTATCGCCCATACTGTTTTTAGTAAGGACACAGGCGAAGAAATTCCCCGTGTCGTTTGGGCCAACGATGAAACCGGAAGATATCGGCAGCACTTATTAAATGCCGATGGATTGCATTACACCGATGGTAAAGGGAACGCAGCATCAAAAATTTTTACCGGGAATATTGAGTTGAGGCGGGTGTCTTGAAAAACCTATCAACAGCAATTTATACCCTCACCTCCGCGTCTGGAGCATTTTGGACATCTATAGGTGGGCGGTTTTACAAGGCCGTTGCGCCATCTGGAGCCGTCTATCCATACGTTGTTTACAGCATGATTTATGATAACAACGAAGGAACTTTTCAGGAAGATATTGAGGATTGCCTGTTTCAGTTCTCCATTTTTTCCTCAGATAATTCCAGCCTTGAAGTTGAAAATCTCTACACAGCAATGAAAGCAGTTTTTGATAAGTGTCAACTTTCCATCACCGGGAACACAGCGCTCCATATGCTTAGAAATTCGGCAACGCTGATCCAGGATGAACTTGAGAATCCCAATGGAACCGGGTGGGTATGGCATTATGCCGTTGACTATAATATTATGATGCAGAAGAATTAAGCGGGAGGCTTAAAATTATGGAAAAATATTTGATTAGAAATGAAATCGATTGGGAGCGTAGAAAAACCGAGATAAAAAGTAAAGATGTTTATGATCCTGGTCAATTGGAACCAAAAAGTTTTCCCGTAATTGTTATCATAGCATATGCGGGGGCAGGCTGGTACGAGATAGACTTTTGTTATCCAGGCGACTTTAGAGAAGAGGATTTGCCATGATATCGATTATTATAATATTATGATGCAGAAGGATTAAGCGGGAGGCTTAAAATGACAAGGTTAGAAATATTCGCTGTAGCAATTATAGGTGGGATGGTCGCATGGTGCTTTATAAGAACAATATACGAGATGATACGCCCATGATAAGTATAATTATACCAATTTACAATCAACATTCAATGACCGAACAATGTATCGAGTCAATTAAGGCCAATACAGAAGATTATGAATTAATCATTGTGGATAACGGGTCATATCCGGCAATTACGACATCGTATGGATTCCCCGCCATAGAGCGCGACGAAAAATTTGGACAAGTAAGCATTTTACCCGGGGACCCGGCATGTTTGACAATCAGAAATAAAGAAAACCTTGGTTTCCCGGTAGCAGTGAACCAGGGTATCCGGGCATCACACGGGGATATAATCTGTCTGCTAAACAACGACACCGTTGTGACTCCAGGATGGGCCGATGGGCTTAAGAGACGCCTTGACGAGTATTCCATTGTTGGCCCCATGACAAATTATGTTGCCGGGGTTCAAAAAGCCATCACCGCCACATATGACGACAACGCCGAACTGAACAACGCCGCAAAAGAGTGGGCCGGCCCTCACCAGGGCGTTACTCAAGAAGTTAATTTCGTGATAGGGTTCTGCATGATGTTTCCCCGGGCTCTTTATAATGAAATCGGAGAGTTTGACGAGTCAATGTGGCCATGTTCCGGCGAAGAAATTGACTTTTGCTTCAAAGCCAGGAAAGCGGGCCACAGGGTGGGGATAGCTAAGGACGTTTACATTCACCATTATGGTTCTCAAACTTTTGAGGACATGCAGGCGGCCGGAACTCTGGATTATAAAGACACCTGCAACAAATGCAATACTCATCTTGCCGAAAAATGGGGAGATGGATTCTGGCAACGGCAAGAACATGTTCAAGTCGAATCAGATATCAGGTTGAACCTGGGGTGCGGTGCATGCGGGTTGAAAAATTTCATCAATATCGATCAGTTTGAGAATGTAAAGCCGGATATGGTATGTGACGCAATGAGTCTGCCATATGACCCAGGGACAATATCAGAGATTTACTGCGGGCACATGCTGGAGCACATGACACTGAAAGATGGCAAAAAGGCTCTGAGATACTGGAAAAGCCTTTTAATACCCGGTGGAAAAATCACCATAACTGTCCCTGATTTTGATTATTGCATCAAGAAATATCTGAAAAATCCTACAAGCCAGGCACTCATTAAGCTGAATGACGAAATAATTTATTCATACTGTCAAAAATCACACCATAAATATTGCTATAGCGGAGCTCTTTTAAAAGAAATAATGGCCAGAGTGGGTTTTGTCGGACTGAATAAATTACCCATTGACCATGAATATTTTGTTGATCCTGTTTTATGGCAGGTTGCTTATACCGGGAGGAAAGCAATGAGTGTTCACTGGGGGTAGCCCTGTGGATAGCTAAGTTTTTTGGTTGCAAAAAAGCTATGATTTTATGTTGTGATGCTCATGCTACAGGCAATTATTATGCGTACAACCCAGAATCGAAAGAAATAGAACCAGAAAAAGAGGATTATTTTTTCCAGACAAGGGCTCTTGGAAAACATTTCTCTATCATTGATCATGAATTTATTACACCTGGGAGGGAAGTATAAAATGATTAAACCAAGTAATTTTCATTTAGCGATAGGGTTGCCATGCTCGTTTCCCATGGTCCCTTTTCCAACAGTACTGTCAATGCTCCAGATGGAAAGGCCAAACTACACGCTTATTCCGGCGGTAAACGGTCCGGTGGATGGGCTGAGAAACCACATTGTGGAACAGGCACTGATGATGGGCGCCAGCAACCTGATTATGATGGATTTGGATCAGACATATCCAGTTGACACCATCCCAAAATTACTTGCACATAAACTGCCGGTAGTAGGGTGTCTGGTTCACCGGAGATACCCGCCATTTGACCCGCTTCTCTATAAGGGGAAGCTGAGCGAATATGAAAGAATGGTGTCCTTTGAGGATGAAAATATAGATTATGATTACAAAGATGGCGATCTCGTGGAGGTAGACGCCACCGGTACAGGGTGCCTGATGTTTGATATGAAAGTTTTCCGGGATATGCCAGGGCCATGGTTCAAATTCAGACTCACAACGGACGGGAGGCCAGTGGGCGAGGATTTTGGATTTTGTTCTGAATTGCGGAAAATGGGAACAAAGATTCACGTGGACACGTCCATTAAATGTGGCCATCTCAGCACTATGGAGGTCACGGAGGGGACGTATAATTTATTCAGGGCGATGACGAAAGCCCAAAACAAGGAAAAAGCAAATGGCCTCTAAATCAGGTTTTGCGGCAAAGGTGACGATGGGCACTTATACCATCGCGGGAATGGGCACTTGGTCCATGGACGGGGTTACTCGGGAAACAATCGAGGACACAGCATTCGGTGACACCATCAAATCCTACGTGTTTGGTTTTATGGATGGGGGAAGCCTATCCTTTGACGGGAACTACGATCCAGCAGACAGCACAGGGCAAAACATTTTGAATTCTGCTTGTGTGAATGCTTCCGTCCTGACATCCGGTTCCCTCCGGCTTTACATTGACAATACCAGTTATTGGACAATTGGTTCCACCGGGGAACTCCTGGTAACCAAAGCAAACGCCATTACGATGGACAAGAACGGCCTTGGTAAGGTTTCATTTTCTGCTAAAGTGTCAGGATCTGAGATGGTTCTGGTTCCGGTTTAGTAGCATAATTTAACATTATTTTGACCCGGGGGTCATAGTGGCCCCCAACAATAATAATATTTTCGGGAGGAAGAACGATGAATAAAAAAATTGAGGGTACGGTATTTGATTTTGGCGCAGAAGACGGAGCATGGTTTTCTTTTTTCACATCAAAAGTAAATGATGACGGAACTGTTGATTACGACGAACCGGAGCCTAATGCCGGGCGGGTTTGTCTCAAACCAATTGACACTTTTATCGAGTCATATTTTGAGAAGCGCAAAAAGGAATCAAAGTTTGTTCGTAACGACAAGAGCAGGGCAATGGAAAGAGTACAATGGTCAAAAGATCAAACGCCGAAAGAGCGCAAGGAATACCAGGCTGCGCTATGGGATCATGCGATTGTAGGTTGGGAAAATTTCTTTGATGGAAAAAAGAAACCCATCGAATGTACCATCGAAACCAAAACAAAAATGATGAAGGTGCCCATGTTTGACCGGTTTATCAGTAAGTGCCTGAAAACAATGGGCGAAGACACAGTTAAACGTGCCGAGGATCTGTCCGAAAATTTGTAAAATCCGTACAATGGCAAATGGAATACGCCCCTGAATGTAAGGGGTGTCGGGCCATGTACGGAGCCAGAACACCCCAGGAGGAACCACCTTGTGATACTTGCCGGGTGGTTGTTCTCCCAGGGAATGAAGAGTCTTTAAAAATTTACATGATCACCAGGCAGCAATACATTATGGGATTCGGCGGACCAATTGATATCAACCACATACCGGTATGGGAAATGATTGACCGACTGAAAGTGAAAGACCCCATGGCAGTTTTTGAACGAGTGACGCATTGTGCGCGGGTTATAATTTCGGAGCAAATGAGGAAAAAAGATGAGTAAAAACATCAGTAAATCAGACACAGAGCACGCGGTAATGGGCAAGCACGAAGTGTGCTCAGAAATAGTTAGGGTTTTTGGTTTAGAACCTGAAGATTGTTTTAAATTAACCCTGCACATGAGTTGTAATTCTGTCGTTTCGATAAACGTGGGGATACGTCCTAAACAGGCAGAACTCGAAAAGCTTGCGCCTATTTTTAAAAGATTTGTTCTTCTCGAAAGAGATGTGCCATGAGTAAAAATATACACTGGAATCCAAAACTTGCCGAGCATGATATCATGGGTAATGCTTTAAAGCGACTGACGGAAGTAGGCGAGGCTATGGCAGCCGAAGTCAAGAAAAGCACACCTGTGGGTACTCTAAGCCGTCCAATGTATAAAAGAACATATAAAACCGGCAAAAAGGGAAAGCGAAGAGAATTTAAGCAGGCATACTGGACAGCCAGGGATGCAGGAGCGTTGCAACGGTCAGTCAGAATTACAAAAAGCTGGGAAGATATTGATGGCAATACATCGTCCGAAATGTCATCAAGAAATGTCTGGGTTATATGCGGCACAACAAAAGCATATTACGGAAAAATAATTGAATACGGCACCAACGGAAATAAGTATCAAGGTTTTTTCCGGAAAGCCATAAACCGCAGCAAGAAAAGAGCAAATCTTATTTTGAGAGGGGTATAATCCATGGCTGGTGGAACAAAAATAGGCACAATGTTTGCTGAGATCGACCTTGACCGGTCAAAGTATGATGCGGGGCTTGAAAGAGCTTTAGGCGATAGCAAATCGGTATCCATTGATATTGAGAAAGCATGGCGGACAATGGGCACCAGGTCCACTAAAGATATTGACAAAATGCGTGCCAATGTCGTCAACTCCTACGAACTTATCAAAAACAGTGCCCTTTCCACCGCCGAAGACATTACCCGAGCAGAGATACAGGCCAAGGCTAAGCTTGAGCGGATTAATAATACTTATTACCAGGAGCAAATAAAACAGGCCGAAAAGCTTGAAGCCGAAACAAAACGCGCACTAAAAGCCACAGAAAGAGATGCCGAACGGGCACACAAAGACCGGATGGCAAGAACAAGAGAGTTGGAGGCCGAGTCAAGACGTGCCAACGAAGCCGCTTCTGCGGGTTTTGTAAAAGCAGGAGAAGCAGCCCTGGCGTTCGGTGCGGTTGTGGCCACTGCCAGCCTTATGATTGCAAAGTCTGTAATAGAACAGGGTATGGCTTTTGAAACCACCATGAAAACCGTCCAGGCTATTTCCAGCGGATCGGCAAAAACGGTTGAAGAACTCACCGACAACCTAAACAAACTCACCGAAGCAGCCAGAAAATCAGGAGCAACAACCGAATGGTCCGCGCAACAAAGTGGTGAAGCCCTCAAATTTATGGCTATGACCGGAATGAGTGTTAATGATCAAATCAGGGCGTTGCCGGGCTTGCTCGACCTGGCCACGGCGGCACAGATGGAATTAGGTATGGCAGCGGACATTGTAACTGATTCGCTCACAGCTTTTGGTATGGCCACATCAGAGATAGGGCGGTTTAACGACGCGCTGATAAATACCACCATCCGGGCAAATACCACCGTTGAGATGCTGGGTGAATCCCTAAAATATGTTGCCCCTGTTGCAGCCAATATGGGTTATTCAATTGAAGAGACTGCAGGTTTATTGGGAATTTTAGCAAACTCAGGCATTAAGGCGGAGCAAGCGGGAACAAGTTTAAGGCAGGCATTAATTCGGACAGGCAAAGCCGCAAAATCAATGGGTATGGATGTCAACTCATCGTTAATTGACGTTTTAACCGAAATGAAAAAGCGGCAGTTTTCTGTCAACGAAGTGGTTGAAGAATATGGTTTGATCGCGTCCACTGGCGCTGTTATCATGATGAATAATATCGACAAATATAAAGAACTGACACACGAACTTGAAAATAACGAAGGTGCCACAAAGAGTCTTGCCGATATGATACGGGACACACTGGCTGTGGATCTTGACATATTAAAAAGCACTGTTAGCGATCTGGCTTTAGAATTGTATGAGTTGTATGGTGACAAATTACAAAATTAATAAGCGACACAACCGATTTTATCATAGACAATAAAGATGAGTTCATGGCGCTTGGGCAGGCCATCGGTGGTGTGATAGAAGTCATGCTTAAGTTTATGATAACTTCTGCAAAAATGGCAAAAATGGCAATATTTGGTAGAAACACGATCACCTTTAACACCGATGCAATGTTTGACGTTGTTCCTCCAAAAGAGCAGATAGAAAAATAGTTTCCCCATATGAAAAGATGGTTGAAGCTATCACGATAGCAGAGAACGACATTCAAGTAGCATTACAAAAATATAATAGAAGCCAAGAAGGGTTGGATAGCGAGCTCGCAAAGAAAAAAGTAATGCTATCGCCTATAGACGCAAGGCAACTCAATCATTCTATTGAAATATATGAAAATTATATAGAAAAATTAGAAAAAAGATTGAGGATTCAAACAACACAATCCATGACATTGAGATTAAGTTGGGATTTAATCCAACTGGCGCAAACCGTTTTATCGATGAGTATGTTGATAGTTGGGTCAAGGCTATAGAATATATTGATAGTTGGATGCCGAACGATCACAGCAGAACAAAGACCCAACTTTCAGACATTGCAAAATTGAAACTCGCAGCCGAAGAGACCGCAGCAAAAATGAAAGCACTCGGGGAAGCATGGTCAAAAGGTGCACCGTCAAAGGAATTTTATGATTTTCAACTCCAAGCGCTCAAAGATGTCGAAGCCGCATCCATAGAATCTTACGGCAACCAAAAAGTTTTTCACGCTGTTTATCTCAAGGACAAGGCAAAACTTGATAAAGAATATTATGGGACTGCCAGCAAATCAACCGAAGAAAAGCTTAGGATTCACGAAAAATTCGAAGACGACTATTTAAAAGCAACTACGTCCTCATTCGAATATCAGAAATCAAAACTTGATGAACACTTAGAAGCACTTAAAGTGAACGGTGAAGCTGAGTTAAAAGTACAAGAATGGTATGACGCACAACTCAAAGTTTTGACCGATAAAGAAGCCGCGAGAAAAGATAAGTTAATAAAAAAAGATCTTGATGACTTTTTTAAAGACCTGGATAAAAAAGCTGATGCCGAAACGGACGCATATAAAGACCGCATCGAAGCAGAAAAAGAAGCACTCGAAGAACAAAATGAGTTAAGAAAAGAAGCCTACGATGATTTCTCAGACACTATTCAAGAAAATACCGCCGATATGTTGAGGGACTGGGATAACGCCTGGGAATCGATGACGGACATTATGAAAGATGCCCTAATTGAAATGGCAGCAGAAGCCATTGCCACAAACATTGTGGTTCCTATTGCCATGGATATTGGGTCAGCTATGGGGCTTTCGTGGAATGGCGTTTCCATGTCTTCTATGGCCGGGACATCTGGTAGTTCGAGTTTTACAATGCCCGGGTCAAATGCCCTGGGATGGGCGCAATCAAATATTCCTGGCATGAGTTGGTTGGGGTTTACTATTCCAGGAACTGCCAGCGCATCTATGACCGGTGCAGGCGCATCCGCAGGGTTAGTCACTCCTGGGAGCACAACAGGCACTGCTGCTGCACAAGGTTTCGGAGGGACGTCTTTCGGAACAGCGCTTGCTGGTGGGGCAATGGGAAGCTTTGGGTATTCGATGCTTGGCGGCGCTTTAGGGCTACCCCAAAATGAATATACGGGGGTTACATCTGGATTAGGCGGGGCTATAGGGACAGCATTACTTCCTGGGATTGGTACTGCCATAGGGTCTGTATTGGGGGGTTTAGTTGGGGGCCTTTTTGGTGGTGACGACCCAGACCCCGATTTGACAGTAAAATCAGGAGGTCAAGGGGGGTTTGATGGAAGTAATTTGTTCAACTTCCAGGTTGACCCGGACGATATTAGTGGTCGAGATGAGGATCGCGCGATAGCAGAGGCTACGCTCACATATTTTGATCAGTATTTTAGCGCACTGGATGAGTCCATGTCCATGGATCTCAAAAGTGTTTTGCAAAATAACGAGTTCAAAGCTGTGGAAGATTTTGAAGATTTTGAAGGAGATTTTGAGGGGATGCTTTCAGCGATAACTGATGGTATTTTTTCAGACCTTCACGACCCACTTTTAGATGCTATTGGTCTTAGCTCAGACACGTTTAATATGGATTTCTTCAAAAGTTTGCAAAACACAAGTGGTGGGAGTTTGATGGATGCGTTTGCAAATTTTGAAATTGTGGCCGGGGCTCTTGATGATTTTGAAAGCCGAATTAATGAACAATTAACATCTGGAACCAGTCTATCACAGGCATACGAAAATCTTACTGTAATATCAAGCATGCTCGAATTAGCTACAACATCCATAGAGTCGATGGCATCATCAAACACCATAACCACCCTGGAAGCCATAACAGATAATTACGACGCATATATAACCGCCATGGAGGCAGCCGGTGCCACCCAAGAAGATTTAACGGAACTCCAGATTGCCTTGACGCAAGAAATCGGGTCTGCAATCACCGGTTTATCAGCAAATACAATTCAATCAGGCATAATCAATTCAGCAGCCAACGGCACAAGCTTATCCGATGCTATGACCGAAACTATCAACGCATCCCTGGCACAAACGATTGCGGGCGTTGCATCTGAAAATATCATGACCGAATATGTGTCCGGGCTCAACGCACAAGTCGGTGAAGCCGTCACCGATTCGATGACTGATGGAGTTTTGGACATAGAAATGCTTGTTGATTCGGTCACAAGTGCTATGGATGAATTTGATTGGGACGGTATGGAGGCGAGTGTATCCACAGCGGTTGATGCTGTAAACGCCTTGACGACTGTAAATGTTGAGGCAATAACCACAGGCATAGATAACCTATTAATAGCATCTGGACAACTCACAGAAGATGAACTTTTCTCCCAAAACTTTTTCGACAAATACGGAGTCAATACCAGCGTGGAGCATAGCGCGGAGGCCGTAAATTATTTATTGACCGCAACCGAAGATGAAATTATTGCATTTGCTCAAAGCATTGATGTTTCGGTGTCCGATATCTTTAGGGATGTTGCGGATGAGGCAACGATGTATGCGGCACAGGTTGAAGCGATAACAAGCATGATGTCAGGCGTTGACTATGAATTGCTCACCATCGGTATAAAGAGTTATGAAAAAATATCCATGATCTGGGAGAGGCATTTAAGGAAAATATCGTGTCCGCTATTGAGTTGGGTGCCAACCAAGAAGACCTTGTTAAAATCTCTATGCTTTATAACGCACAGCTCGATAAAATGCTTTCTGATATTACGGATAATATAAATGACGAACTGGCCACAATTGGCATGACAGATCTTGAGTCTAAACTGTACGATATAGATCGGGAGTACCAAGACAATATCGAACAGATTAACGCCATCGAAGATGCCAAAAGCGTTGCAGAATCTCAATTAGACGTGATTTCGTCCATGTCCGATATGGTAGAGAATTACTTGATGGATATCCAAACAATCTTAACTTCGCTCGATTTTCTCAGCACAGAGGATGTGGATGATATAATTGCTAATATTTCAGAGCCCATACCTGAGCCAGAGCCTATACCTGAGCCAGAGCCCATACCTGAGCCAGAGCCCATACTGGACACAACGGTTTCAGACTTCGCACAGATGTTTGCAGATAAATATGATGGCGCTAAAGTCGGGTATGACCATAGCGTGTCCGCAGTCGGATACTTGTCAGACATCAATACAACAGCACAAGACATTGAAAATTTCGCAGATCGGTTCGGCGTGTCCGCAATGGAATTGATAATGGATATCATGGACGAGGCGGCAATCTTTGGCGTGAATGCTGGTGCTGATCTCATGAGGCATTGGTATGAGGATCTGAATGGCGTGTACAACTTGGGATATATTAGCCCCTATGGTTTAGAGGATTCTTATATCTCAGAGCCTATACCTGAACCAGAGCCCGTGCCTGAGCCGGAGCCCATACCTGAGCCAGAGCCTATACCTGAACCAGAGCCCGTGCTGGACACAACAACAACAAGCACTGCTGCAGAATCTGCTGCAGCGTTGCTTGCAGCTCGGACAGCGCAGTTAAGTGTCGAATTTGTGAATAACCTTCAAGCTGAATTTGATACAATTGATTTAACCGATCTTGAAAAAATAGCAGTTCTTGAAAAAGAGCGGTATACTCTTCTAGAAGAATATAACAGTAAAGGGTTATTGACTGCTAAAGAATATGCAACGGCACTGATCCAAATTAACGCAATCATGCAGGAATCTATTGATGCCATTAACGAATCTAATATAAATACGATTATTGACGGCATTAACTCATGGAACACCGCTATGGATGAATCTTACCTGGCGTCCGGGAAGATGATCCTGGCAATGAATGGTATGTCCGCTGATAATTACCCCGGCATTACTTTAGCTATTGATACTCTGAATGAATCCATTTCATTAACAGAAAATAGCAGTCTGAATTTTACAACGTCATTGATTTCTTTTGGATCGATATTTAAAAGCCTCAATGAACTTTTTGCGAGTGGAGGGATTACCGCAGAACAGTATAATTCGATTCTCTCAAAAGGGACGGAACTATACTCAAGTTCGATTCAGCAAATAAAAGACAATCAGTCACAATGGGAATCTTTTTCTGAATCTATTACAGATTGGCTCAATGATCTGAGTGGCGCAGGCATAACGCCAGAAGACACTTATAACCAGGCTAAAGACAAATTTTATGACACATATGATTTGGCCATGGCTGGAGACGCCACAGCACAAGGGAACCTTGCTGGTGCCGCTTCTGATTTTATTAGCAGCTCAGACGCTTTTAACGGGAATTTTGCGGATTACATGCAGGATTACGACACCGTAGTCTCAAAAATGAAGATAGCAGAACTCGTAGCAGCGGATCAATTATCCGAATTTGAAATTATGACAGAACTTGCAAAAGATCAAATCATTTCTATTGATGATTTAGCCACAATCGATACTGAATCTTTGTCGGCGCTCTATAGTATCGATAATACACTCGTACAAGTCGAGGAAATTTTAGCGTCAGATCGGGCCAAATATGAGGGGAGAATTCTCAGCATTGGCGATTTCTTCGGCCTTACAGATGCTCAGATTGAGGCTATAGGGTCACTTAAATCTGAAAATGGTAAATCAGTCATTGCTCTTGGAGATCTGTATGGGCTCACAGAGGATCAAAGAAGCGATATAGCTGACACGACTGGAATAATGACATTAGGCGATCTGTATTCATTGACCCCGAGCAGATTGAAAAATAGGATCGACAACATCTATAATATCCCTTGATGAGTTATATTTTTATCCGCAGAACAAAAAGAGATTTTGGGAAGTGTGGATGATGTTATAACTCTGTCCGAATTATACTATTTGGAAGATTATATAGTGGACAATATAAACTCAACAACAAGCGTCTTGTCCTTGGGTGAACTATACGAATTAACTACTGAGCAAATCGAGGCTATC